ATTTGTTCTTCTTCTTCAATCTTTTTTAATTGTTTAATTGATGGCCCATTTTTTTGTACAATTTCATTTATATTTTGTAAAACATATTCATAATATCTAGATAGTCCAACACTCGCAGGCGTCATCACAACTATAGACATTTTTTCTATATTAAAGTATTTTTCATCTGAATAAGGTTGAACCCATCTGGCCAAAGAAAGAGATTCGACTACACCTTTAGTAGTTGTTCTTACAATTGTATCCATTTTTAAAGGAGAACTTATTTTTAATTGTGAGCCTGTATCTTCTTTTACTTCACAAACGATATCTTCTCCGTTAGATAATTTTACAACATATTGGTTCATAGAGTAATCCTATTAATTTCATACTTAAACTGTTCTTCCTTGTATATATTTAGTCGTTGTGTAAAGTGTCTATATGTGTAGTTGGGTCTAGATTTGTAGGAAAGGTTATCTGACACATCAAAGAGTTTAATTGTATCCTTTTCATCTGTCTGTCTAAGTCCTCTACCAATAGATTGAAGCACTCGTACTCTACTTTTTGAAGGACTTGCGAACACGATATTATGGATATTCCTAATGTTAATACCAGTAGAAAACGTACCATATGAAGCCACAATGATCGCATCTTTTTCGAGTTCTGTGATTGCACGAATCTTCTCTCTTGTATCTGTAGTTGTTCCACCATACACAAAGAATACTTTTCTATCAAGTTTCTTTAATTCATTGTATAATAAAACTCCATGCTTCTCAACCAATTGGAATAATAACAAAGTATTACCTTTGATATTCTTACATAGTTTTTCAATGAACTTATTTCTCTTTGGGTGTGAAACCAGATAATTAATTTCCTCTGCATATGTATAGTATCTAACTCTTTGAGCTTCTTCCTCTGTGTGTTTTAGTACAATACAATCTATCTCTAGTTTTGCAAGAGTTCCCCTGTCGATTAACTCCTTCGTTGAAATAATTTTCTTAACTTGACCGAATAGCCCTTCAAGTACAAGCCTATGTGTTTCAGTTCCATCTAAAGTTCCTGTAAGTCCGAACCTGTACCTGACATTTCTACTTTTTGTCATAATATCAGTCAACGACTTGGCCTTAAACATATGAGCTTCATCTCCTATGATACAACCATATTGTGCAAAGTAAGGACTATGTAATTTGTATATTGATTGCCAAGTTGAAACTACAAGAGGTTTTTTAGAACCTTTATCATTTCCAGCATAAACCCTGTGAATGTATTCGTCTTTCCAACCATAGTCGATAAAATCTGAATACATCTGTTCAACTAATGATGTTGTGGGTACAAGTATTAAAGTCTTCAATCCCATCATATGATAATAACGAATAAGTGTGTATATTATTAATGACTTGCCCGAAGCAGTAGGAGATAACAGAAGACAGCGATTTGTCCGTATAGCGTGCCAGATGGCATCAATCTGGTAATCACGAAATTGTATAGGTTTACCTCTAGAGGTGGGTCGTAATGATTCTGCGAAACCTCTAACGCTCTCACGAATAACATTCCTGTCATTTTCTACTCCTTCTTCTATTGTGTATTCAATTGATTTTTTTGTGCAGTACTCTTTTATATATGGTAATAGTCCAACATATATTCTACCATTATGTGGAGAAAACATTCTTATTTTTCCATCCCACATACGATTTCTAAACTGTGGCATAAATTTTGCGCCTGGTACTTCAAACGTAAAGTAATCAGATATCTCTCTAGATATATCTTCGTCTACCTCTAGCTCTAGGTAGACTTCATTTACTTTTGAGATTTTCATTACATCAACCAACAAGTAACGCTATGTCTAGTTCCCTCTTTAATTAATAATACTTCATGTGGATACATAAAATTAGATGGAAAAACAATTGCAGAACCAGCTGGTGGTTTATAGACATTATCTGCGATTACTATCTCTCCACCCTCATAATCATCATTTAAGAATAATAATACTGTAACTTGTGGATAACCAAATTTTTGTCCATGACTACTGGCGATTGTGTCGATATGATTATTCAAAGAACAACCTTTACTATATCTACTAATACGAAAATCTGTTAAGATATTTACATTAAACATTGGAAAGTCTTTTTTATATATGACATAAGATTTTTTATAAGTATTTTTAAGTTCTTCATAAAACTTTGATTTTTCTTTTATCCAACAGTCTTCTGTATATACTGGGTTCATCTGTTGTTTTAAAGAATCTGGAATATCAGCTGCTTCAAGTAGTTTTTTGATATTCTCTGTAGACAAATTAGAATTGACCTCCCCAATATCATATTCAAATTCATAATTTATCATATCATTACATAACTTTGGGTCTACTACATCTGTATATAGTTTAATATAATCTTTTACCTTTTCCATTAGTATGTCACTCCAGCTTCAAATTTTCTCCACTCAATAGCATTTTTAATATCCCAACCACGATTATCAACTGACTTGATAACCCCTTTGATGTAATCTATGACTGTTTCTAAATAACCAATTTTATTCTCTGCGTTCATAATTTCTTCATCAGCAGAAATATAAACTGCTAAGTCTGTCTTTAGAACTTTGAGGTCAAAAGGTTTGGCTGCATAAATCTTTGCATCTGCTTTACCACCATAGTATTCCCACTTATCACGATACATACGTTTATAATCTCCTTTTGCTTTATACAAAAGAAGTTCGTATCTAGATTTGTGGTCTAGGTAGTTTGCTTTTATTTCTTGATTTTTTAATGATTCGGTATCAAGGTGTTCATTATCTATTTTCAAGTCTTTTTGGACTTGTAGTTTCAATTCGTCAAGGGTCATATTATCTCACTTATAAAGTCACTATCTCATATAATTTATATCGAAAGTCAATCGTTGCTGTTTGGTATTCTACATCTGTAGCTTGTTGGTTGTAGTCTAATCCACTCAAAGATACTGGAAACATATCTGAATATCTTATTTCTACAATAGGATTATTCTTATTAGAAAGTATTGTAAGAGTTGCATCTGAATAGAAAGACTTATCAGCAGTTGCTTGTCCAACTTTACCTATGTCAGTATTTCCACCAGCTCCAGCAGTTGGTTGATTTGCAGTTGTTGAACGAAAGTTTGTGAATTGCGTTCTATTTTTTGGAAAACCAATACCCAATATCCAATTATGAATAGTAATATAGTTTTCAAGATACTCATCTACAATAAAAGATATTGAAAGATTTTCAAAAGTTATCTTATCTCCAATAATAGGAATATCTTTGTAAGGTGTAGGAATAATTAACTCACCAAGACTTATTGCTGGAATATTTGCAGCTGTAGTAAAGAACTCAACCTTTGGTAGTTGATTGATACCAAATTTAAATTGTGTTGGACTGTTGTAATCCAATACAGTTGGTTGTCTTGATAATGGAGAAGTTGCTGTTGTCATACTACTATTTATAACAAAAAAAAAGAGGGAAATAAATCCCCTCTCTTTAAGTTGGTTAAAAAACCAATATTACATAAGATTAGAAACCTTAACTTTTCTGTAATACTTGTTTGTTGCAGATGAGATCGAAATCGCACCATCAGCACCAGCAGCAACTGTTCCTGTGTGGAATGGGTTTGCAGCGATACCATATCTTGTCTTGAAACCAATTTTTGGTTGGAATGTATTCTCACCAACTGCACGAACCATTTGTAATGGAACATACGGGCAATAGAACATACCAGCGTCATATGGAGAAGTTCCCTTATAACCAACTATGTAGTATTGTGATGCAGATACGTTAGCAGCATATGGGTCTACATATACTTTATATCTACCATTCATAACACCAGCAAATGTTGTTGTTGTGTCATCAACATTCAAGTTGTTGTTAAGAGCAGGAGTGTAATCAAGAACACCAGCCATCTGAAGTGCAGAAGCAACGTCAGCTGAACATAGTATCATGTTACCTTTTCCTCTACGAGTCTGTTGACCAATAGCGTTAGCATCTCTCTCGATTGCGAACATTAAACCTTTGAATTTCTCAACTGACCAACGACCATTTGAGTCTGTGTCTAAGTCAAAGATACCAGAAGTAGTTGTATTTGAAGCTGCACCTTTTACAGCAGAAACATAAATGTTTCTTACGACTTCTCTGTTTATCTCTGCAAGAATTTCAGCAGATAAAATATTTGCAAGTTCTGTTTCAGCATCTAAACCATGAATTGC